GGCAACCACTTAACGCAAAACCTGGTTCTTTGCCGTTCTGACTTTAACGGAGCCCAAGGCGAGATATGCCCCGAAATAGCCACCGGCATCGATGACTCGGCCGATGTCGATGGCGCCACCAGCGCCGGCTATCAAAAGGCCGACCAGATCATTCTTCGTAAACCATAGGATAGGTTATGGCTTTCACATTCCGAACCGGATTGGCTTCCGGCTACTATAGCAGCTCTTGGCGCGTCATTTTGCCCGTGGCCGCTGGCTCTTCGGATGTGTACTTCAACCGCAAGTTTCACAGCCCCAGCGGAACTTATCACTATTGGCAGACCGATGCGCCGGATCCCACGATGGCGCAAACGACGCCACCAAACCCGGTGGCCCAGTACACCGATTATGTCATCCTTGAGGTTAGGCGATGAGGTGGGGCGGTGGCTGGGGTGGCCTTTGGGGCCTTTTGACTCCTGAGCGTTTTGAACCGCTCCAAGAGTCTTTCGATTCATCGCTTGACGGTGGAATCATCGACGGCGAAGCATGGGAAATCTTCCCACATCGGCGCGATGACCGGTTGCGGATGAGCGCTCTTATCTCGCTTCGGTGCGACCGGCGAGCGGCTGACGATGACGAGCTCGGGGTGGCCGACGACGACCGGCGCGGATGGTGGGCGGATGGCTTCGGCCAACGCCAGATTGGCTCGCGGTTGTGGCTTTTGGAGTCACGGAGCGTTAACGCTGAATCCGCTAGGCTTGCAAAAGACTATATTTATGAGGCTCTTGAATGGATGATTGAAGATGGCTTGGCAGATGCGCTCGACGTGTCCACCGGTTATGCTGGTGGACGGTTGACCGTCTCGGTGGTTGTCATCAAGGCCGGCGACGCAACCCCCATCTTTGAAGAGCAAGACCTTTGGAGCATCTTCAATGGCTGATACCGGATATACACCACCTACCCAAAGCGAGCTCATCGCGCGCATTGAAAGCGATTACAACGCGAAGACGAACAATGAAGACGCGCGGGTTGAGTTTTCGCCTGGCTGGATATTTACCCGAGTTTTGGCCGGCGCCGTGCGCTCGCTTCATGACGCGGTGGCGTATGGATATGAGCAAATCCTGCCGACCACGGCCGCTGAGTTCTGGCTTGGCGAGCACGCAAAGATTCGCGGTGTGTCGCGCATCGCTGCAACCTTCGCGAGCGGTGACCTTGTTTTCACGGGCACGAATGGGACCACGTTGCCGGCTGGAACGGAAGTGCAGCGGGTTGAAGATGGGGTGTCGGCCACGGTGACCATTGGTGGAACGGTGGTGGCTGGTACGGTCACGGTCACGGTGCAGGCCGATGAAGCCGGGGCGGCTCCGAATAGCGTGGCCGGTGTCAAGTGGGAGCTCGCCGGCACGGTGGCCGGCATTGATGCGGAGGGCGAGGTTGACGCCACAACTCCCATCACGGGTGGCCAGGACGAAGAGAGCCTTGAGGATTGGCGCGAGCGAATCCTTATCGCTTGGCGGCAGCCGCCTGGAGCTGGCACGGTGGCTGACTATGAACGATGGGCGCGCGAAGTATCTGGGGTTGATCGCGTCTTTGTAGAGCCGTTAGAGTTCGGAGCCGGGACAGTCGGCGTGCGCTTTGTGGTCGATGGGGATGGGGTGGACAGCAACACCATCATTCCATCACCGGCAGAGATTGCAGCGGTTGAAGCGGCGATTGATGCGAATCGACCCGTGACGGCTGCGGTAACGGTGACGCCCGTTGTATCCAGCCAAGTGAACTTCACTATTCAAGTTCAGCCTTCCGGCCTGGCAAGCGTTGAACAAGCCATTGAAGACGAGCTTAACCAGATGTTTATCCGCCTCGCTGCACCGAGCTCGAGCGGTTACATCATTCAAGCGTCACAAATAAGCGCAGCCATTAGCAGTGCTGAGGGCGAAGAATATCACATTGTAACAAGCCCAGCGGGAGCCGTGGCGGCTTCGTCCAATGAAGTGTTGACGCTTGGAACGGTGACCTTCGTATGAGCGGGCCCGGTGGCTATACCGCGCTAACGGCGGATGACTACCTGACGCTATTGCGGCGGCTGGGGCCGTCGGCTCGGTTGACGGCTTCGACGGCTGGCACGCGCTTTGACCAATGGCTTCAAGCGGCTGCGGAAGAGCTTGCGCGCGTTCATGCGGTCATGGTTGCGGCGGTCTATGCCGAAATGACACCAGAGACCGCAAGCCGAATTATTGAAGGATGGCTTGAAGCGGTGGGCATACCGGATGACTGCGTGCCCGAAATACCGGCAACGCTTGGCGAGCAACAAGCCGTGGCGTTGGCGCGCTGGCTAGCCACGAACGGAGGCACCCCGGCTTTCTTTGAAGAAGTGGCGCTGAATCTTGGCTTTATCGTCACCGTCACTGAAAACCCGTATTCGGCCTTCCGAGTGGGCACCAGCCGCGCCGGCCAGCGACTTGGCCAAGCTGACCTTATTTACTATTGGCAGGTAGATGCCAGCGCAACGCTCACCGCTGAAGAGCGGGCGCTCTTGGAGTGCGAGATTAACCGACTAAAGCCGGCTCATACCGTGGCCGTCTTCGTTTATAGCTAGGTGAACCATGTATCGAACCGACGCCACCGATAACACGGCCATAAAGCCAGCCAAGACCCCGATTGGGACCGCTGGCTTTTATCAAGACAGCTTGCCCGGTCAAGGCACCATCGTTGATGCAGAGCATATGAACACGATGATGGATGAGCTTGCGGCGCTGGTAGAGAACGCCGGCTTGACGCTGGATAAGGCCAATGATGCTCAAGCGTGGGATGCCATCGGTGGCGGTGCAGCGGCCAAAAGCGATGCCGCAAGCACGGGAAGCGTTACCACGAACCACACGCGAGCCGTGGTAGCTTCAACCACTTCGCTCGCATCCGGTGGGAGCTCGGCCGTTCTGGCAAGCCAAGCGGCTGAAGTGACCTCGCCACGCTCTACCGTCATCGCATCAGTCAACACCAATGTCGATGGTGGCTCGCCGCTTTACGATTGTTCGGCCACCATCGCCTATGACGCAAGCGTGGCCGGCTTTGTGCCGACCAATCAAGGCAAGGCTTCGGCCATCATCGGTTGCAAAAGCACCAGCGGTGGAGAAGTCACGGTGAGCACCGATGCGGTGGCCTGCGTGGCGCTTGCTAGCGGCTCTGGTTTGGTCCAGATGGCGCTAGGCGCATCGTCATCTTACAATGCCGCAATCGCCTGCACCGGTGGCACGGTGGCCGGCTCAACGGCTTCGGCCATCATCGCCAGTGGTGCCGATTCGGTGAGCGCTTTGGCGCGACCACGGCTTGATGCGTGTGAGTTCTCCACGTTTATCTCTTGCGATGGTGACGCGGATGTGACTGCTGACAACGTGGTCGTCCTGGCTTCGAGTTTCGGCGCCGGTCCTGGCCCCACCTTGGCAGACCCCAACACCGTCAACCTATACGATGGCAGTGGCAACCTCACGGTGAAGATGAAGGCCGGCACCGGGAAGCTCGAATGCGGCGACATCGAGCCAAACAACGCGACTCAAGCGCCTGGCGGTGGTGCTGCGGCGACGCTTGCCACCGTTGGCGGTCTTGGTCCGGCTGGCGCTGGCCAGGTGCAATGGTTGCAACTTCAGATTGGGCCACCGGGCGGCGTGAAGACGCAATACTTTATCCCGCTTTGGCAGTAGTTACTTCGCGGTTTTCAGCGCTTTGACCATGGCGCGGAGCTGATTGCGCTCCCAGTTCTTTTTTACGGCTATCCAGACCTGGATATCAAAAGGCCAATTCTTTTCCACCTTGAGCGTCTTGCGAAGCACATACATGAGCTTTGGCGGCTTGCGCTTGTAGATGCGAAAGACGCCTTTGTCCCCGCTCTTCAGGTCTAAAACGATGTGGTTGCCTTTGGCAATCAAGCGGCCTGGCCATCGGCTTTGCGTGGTCTTTTGGGCTTTGGTTTTTCGGATGGCGCGCGGGATGGCAATGCTCCCCGCGTTCAATCCCGTCTTGATGCCGCCATGGCCCTGGCGCTCCATGAAGGCATCGCGAGAGCCGACTTCAGCGGTGAGCGTCTTTTTGTTCGCTCGAGTCACAACGATACCCTTCGACACCCACCTTGACCGGATGGTGAAATAGTGCGGCAGGTCTTCGCGTAGCTGGTCGCGCGCATCGTAAGCGGTCATATTAAGCGCG